TCCGCTTGTGCGACCCAAGAATAGGTCAGAGATGATTTGAACATTTGCGAAGTCTCCACGATAGAACTGAACAGAGAACACAATCTCACGACTTGACTGATCGCTATTAACGATAAATGGAGTCGGAGTAGTATTTCCTTCAGCACGTGTGAAGTCACTAATTTTGCGCTGTAGAGTAGGGCCAGCGTATAAACGCATGTCCATAACTGAACCGCTTTGCTCGAATACAGACTGAAGAACATCGTTAAAGCTAGACTCGCTAAGTGTAGAAGTTGTGCCTTCTGAAGCTGATGGAGTTCTAACTGATGAATCGATGTTTGTGTTTGAGCTATCAATCCATTTGCCAAGACCACGAAGCTTAGAAGCCTGTGCGCCTGAGCCAAGTTGAACTTCTTCGTTAGAGCCTAGTGCTGACTCAAGGTCACGCTTCAACTCAACCATTGCTTTGCTCTGAGCGAAAGAAACTTCGTCAGATACGCCCGCAACGTCAACTTTGTTTTGGATATTAGAAACAGCGTATGGTCTACGCTCTTCTTGGTAACGATTGCTCAAAAGAACACGATTCTCTGTCTTGTCTTTATGAGTTGTTTGGTCTGTGCCTTCGATTGTTCCCGCAAAAGAAACGTTTTCATAATCGTCCGCAGTCCACTCAATCAATGTAGCTGTTTGAGCGCGAAACTTAGGAAGACCTGAAAGCATTGGTGTCTCTTCAGGAGATACAATTGTGTAAAGGTCAGTTTTATCTTCTCTGTTGTTTACAACATTAAATGATTCTGCTTTTGCCATTGTATTATATAATTTAAGTTTTCTGTTTTGAGGCTGATATTAGTTGTGCCAGCCCAGTTGTGTCTAATCTGTCGCGAGAAAGAATTTCCTTCCTCTTGTTTTGTGCAATTTGTTCACCTGATGCACGAGCAGGTGCTACACCGCTTTTTATCCCAGTGACCCCTGGGACGCTAGGAGCTATCTTCGGAGTTGAAGCCACTTTCTTTTGTGGTTCCTCGGTTTTACCCTTCTCTTCTGATGACTGCTGTTCAGATCTACGAGCATTCAATGATCTCTGACCCTCTGCTAGTAACCCAAGAATATAGAACTGTTCAGGCCGACCGTTTAGAAATTCACTAAACCCTTTGTCTGCCATAATGTTTTCTACGAACTTGAACTCTTCGCTGTCAGGATTCTCGAAAAACTCGAATTGTGTTTTAGCCACTTCGTCATATTGCGCACGCTGTTGAAACAGATCGGCTTTATTGCCTATGTGCTTATTGAGAACTTCATCAGCTTCCTTTTTTGCATTACGTAATTCAGCCCTAGTAAAGACTGTGCCGTTATGCTCAATTTCGCTGTCTCCGTTATCAATCATCTCGTCTAGTAATTCCTCAGTGTTGGCACTAATTGCCTTCGCTGTTTCTTGTAGTTCGACAAGATCTTCAACACTCTCTGCATTTTGAACCCTATGGACAAGCCCTTCAGGTTTCTTAGCGGTTGCAGGTTCTGACCTAGAAGCTTTTAATTCGTTAACCTCATTTTCTAAGGCTTCGATTTTCTCTTCAGCAGTCCTCCAATTTTTGGTAAGCTTTTTGTTGCGATTTCTAAGCTTGTTTAGAGCTTTATCGCGCTTAGAAAGAACGTCTTGTTTAGAATCCTCTTCCTCGGCTTCCTCTAGGTCTTCAGTTTCTGCTTCAGCTTCTGACTCTTGATTCTGAGTCTCAGTCTCAATAAGCCCCTCAGCTTGTTCATTAACTTCGGTCTGTTCGGATACTTCAGTTGATTCCTCTTGTTGCTCAGTTTCCTCTGTCTCTTGTGACGTTGGCACTTTAGAAGCGCTTATCATCTGAGCCAGACTGTTCTGATCTAATACACTTGGTTGTGTGTTCTCTACTTCTGTTGAGGCCGAAGAATCGCCTTGATTGTCATTTTCCATATTATCTCCAGTATTTTAAGGTTACAGAACCCGATCGCTAGAGATTATAGCATAATGACGAAATATGTCAGTTTACACTCAATACGTCATCGATGTCCTTGAGCATGTCATTGCATATCCAATCCGCGCCATTCCAATGAAGAAGTTTTGCGCTGTTCTCAAATACATCTTCTGAGTGTCTCTCAAATGTGGCTATAGATTGTTTAGCCTGTATCCACATTTTAAGATACTCTAGTTGTCCGTTTTCATTGAGGCCATGAATAAACGCCTCAAACTCGTTTACTTCTTTGTTTTCCATATCTGTGTATATTTACGTTATGCTGAAGGGACAGCATTTCCAGGTTCAGTGCCTAGTCTGCCGATCATAGCATTTTGTCTTTGTGTTTGCTGAAATTGTAATTGCTCAACATACTTATCAATCCTAGCCTTGAATAGCTCTTCTGTCTGATAACGCTCTTGAACGTCTAGCGCAGGAACATCCTCTGTGCCTTGTAGGTATTGTTGAACAACCTGAAGCCTCAACTCGATATTTGCGTTTTGTGGTGCATTTACAGCCTGACCTGAAGCAATCTTAGCCAAATCATCTTGTGTTTGTCTGACTTCCTCTTCTGTAGCCTGTTGCATTGGCTTCATAAGCCTATCTGCGTAAGATGAATCGATGATACCTGCAACCATTCTTAAACCTTCGTCAAAGTCAACTGTACCATTTCGATCATACTTAGCAGCAAGCTCCATGAAATTCACTACGCTCTCAAGGTGCTTAGTAGCATCTGAGTTAATAACTGCGTAATCTAAATAAAAGTCTACTCTTTCATCGCCTTCTGAGCGAATAAACTGCATAGCATCTAAGTTATTAGACCCTATAACTCTGAAAAATTCTACGTCATTGCCGAATTGTTGGTGTAGATCCCACATTTGATCCATGACCTTTTTCCAATTGCGCAACCACTGATCAACCATATCCTGAAGAACATCAACGGAGTGTTGTGGATCTTCGCCTGCCACAGGGCGGCCAGTCATACGGTTTAGGTTGTCTCTTACTGCTCTTTCAGCCTCGATAGAATCACCGATGTTACCTGATGGTGGCTCAATGTATCCGTATTCACCTCTACGCCTAACGCCTACAGAGTCCCCAGGCCCGAAATTAATAGGGCTTCTACCTTGTGGATGCTCTCTTGCAGGGCATGTAGAAAGATTTGTTCTGTCTACTCTGCTATCCTGCTGAACCTTGATTTCATCCTCAAAGCCCTTAGCCAACTCAGGCAACCCGCGAGAGTCCATAAGTCTTTGCGTGCGGTATTCGCGAGGGAAAGCTACGAAAGGATACTGTGTGTGATTGTAATCCAACAGCTTAGACATTCCCCATCCTTCGATGTTTGGGTGCATGGCGGTGATAAAGACCCCAGGCACGCCGTCTTCTGTTGTAGCCTTCTCGTATGCAAATACTACACTAACATAACCGCTATTATTATCTATAATAGTCTCAGTCTGTGTTCTTCGTGTGCCTTTCTTCTGAAAAGTTGTATTTACAGACATTATAGTATCAGGCATTTGACCTACAGTCTTCTCAATGACCTCATTAACCCAATCTTCATCCCAATCATCCTTAACAACGTGCGCACGCAAATCTTCAGGAGTCATATACACCCGATGAAATATATAGGGGGCATCTTGTAAATCTATAATATTAGGCTGAAAGAATATATCCTCGTCACAGCTTAAAGCCTTTAGTTTTGGCTTATTGCTACGAATCTTAGGCACTCCAACGGTAGTCGTTTCAGTCTTACGTAAATCATTAACCATCTTGCGGGCTTTACGCCTGCTAACGGTAGGGAAAAATCGTTGCATTATATCTGTTGCCTCTGAGGTTGTCTCAGGCTCCATGATAAGTGCTACTAGTTGTTCTCCTGTCTGTGTAGGTGCAGGTTCAGGAAATCCCTCTTCCTGCCAACCAATAGTCAAAATTTGTTCAAGGCTTACAGACTCTAAACCCTCTTCTACTTGTGTATCCCATACAACCTGTAATACGCCAATTGCCTTTTCTTCCATGTAATCAGCTAAGATACGCGCTTCTCTGTCTAGGTCATCGCATTGAGTTAGCTGCCATTTCATAAACTGGCTTATCATCGTGGCACGCTCAGTGTCGTTGCCCTCTACAGGTATTGCCGTTAAATTGCCCCGCAACAAGGATTTGACAAGTAAGGCTTTATTTTCTCTTATGTATGAATCCAGTGTGAATGGCCTTATATCACTTTTTTCCTTCCGCTCTGAATGTCCTGTCCAGGCCAGAGGTTGTTGCGAGTATCAAAGTTACACTTAGTTTGATTGAAATATGCGCTTAATTGCCCTGTTGTATCCTTTAGGGCAGCCTTTAAACGATCGACATCTGGGTCTTGATCGGTATTTCTCTTGATTTCTTCTCTATTTTGTAAACTTGTAGGCATAATTTTTTGGATTCGGGCTAAATTTTACCATGTTTTTGTCATAAGTCAGTTAATTTACCGCCTTTCTGCGTTCTTTAAGGCAAATTCTACTGATGATTTTAATATCCTTCTCTCAAATTCTTTAATAAGCCCAGATTCATCTAATATATCAATGGTTTTATAGGCTTGATTAACTTGGGCGCTCGAGTACTGACTTCCTCGAAGTATTAAATTCCTAGGGTTTCTTATATTAAAGTTTCCAAAGTCGCTTCTATATTGAATTTGGCCTGTATCTAACTGTTTTGTTTCACATGGGTGAAATATAAACCTAGAACTCATTAACTCATCCCACTCATCAATAGAGGCCGAATACTCCATGTCAGGCATAATAAATCCTGTTTCCTCAAATATTCTTTTTGCTATATTTGTTAGTTTTTCTTCTATTCCCATATCATCTTCTTTCTGTTCTTAAATGGTGTGAATTTGCGTCATCTATATACATAATGTCTGCAATGGCTAAATATCTCAGGCAATCGATCGGATCTTTTGTCGGTTCGTCTTTGCCTAGTTCACCTGTATACTCAGTCATTGCGTAAATTAATTGCTCACACCTATCAGATATGAATAGTCGAGGCTTGTTGCCCATAGCCATAGGTTGATTTTCATCCCACGCTAGGAGCTTGTTGATGGCTTGTAATCCTTGGTCTTCATCATACCCAGGGGCGGCGATAACGTCTATACCCTTATTTATTAGCTCATCCATGATAGATGTCTGCATATCCTCTGCTTGATACTTGGCAGCACCGAGGCGAGGGTCGATTAAACGCTCAAAGATGTTGATACCTTCTTCGATCTCTCTCATGCGGTCTATGTAGTCATCGTAGCCGTAGCCATTGGGCTTGGCAGCGTCCCCAGGCCGTCCGCGCTTGCCCCTAGACATATCAGCCCAATCCCCGAAGCTTATATCGGGAAACTCTGCCCACACATAAACCTCTTGCAAAGGCGTTACTGCTGCCCAAATCATAAACCAAGGCTTTGCCCCTGATGGGTCAATACACATATAATGAGTAACAACTTGAGATTTGTCTTTTATAAATGGTATCTCTTCATGTTCTACAACATTGTACTTATGGTTAAACTTAGGAAACTTGCCCGCAAGAGGTTTAGTAGGCACGCCATATGCACGACATAGAATATCGTCTTTATGCGCTCCAGCTAGCGTTTTCTTAATACGCTCAAACCCACCATACGGATTATGAGCAGTATGGAAATATACAATTCTTGAGTCTTTACGTTTTGGCTGTTGAACAAGAGGAACTCTGTAGCCTTTAATCAACTCAGGATCGGCTTCTATGTCCTCTAGCGTCTTAGCGCCGTTAAGCATCTCCTTGACTACAGGGCTGTAACCCTCAATAGCTGTAAACGATACAAGCATCTTAGAGTCGCGAGTAACGAGACGGAAGCGCAATGTGTCTAAGAAGTCTTGCGGTATAAGCTCATCTGCCCAAACACCTATATTCTCTACAGTAGGCATAGTGCTACCAACTTCGCCACCCTCAATAGTGCTTATATCCTGCGCGTAGTTACGAAATACAATTTCAGAGCCGTTAGGGAGAACTAGCTTATTGTCAGAGAAGCCGTTTTTCTGTGAATATGATATATATGTGGTGAGGCTTTTTATTTTGCCCTCTTTAAGCTCTTTAGGGAGATACTTCCAGATGTATTTCTGTTGCATCTGAATGCTATTCTCGTTTGTCGTCTGGAATGCCCATATGACACTTTCAGGATTATTCATTGCAGCCTGAACAACACGCTTTGCGCACCACTCACTTTTTCCTGACCTGTTTCCTCCGTAAATATGTAGCTCTGAACAACTTACGAGATTTTCATCTGCCCTCTTCCAAGTATCAAGCTCAAATCCATGCCTATACGGGTCTTCCTTCTCAAGCCTTATCGCTTCATGATATTGCTTATGAAACTCAACTACCTGTTGTGGCGACCAACCCCATTCAAGTATTTCCTCATCAGTGGGAATCTTTAATACGGCATGTGGCTTCCA